TAGCCAAGCCTTCGTCTTGCGATAAAGCAATTTCACCTTTACGAATCATATCAAGATAGCCTGTGCCTTCTGGATTCATAGCCATAGCCATTAATTCATCGCCTTTGTCTTTGTCAAAAGGTCTAATCAAATCAGCACAAGCAATTATTGCTGTACTTCTTACAACTATTTCTGGGTAATTATTACCCGTGGCAGAAGCTACCCCAACACCTTTTCGTGGGTATATTGGCACAGGTAATACATTACGTACAAAGTCACTTGCTTTACGGACTGCTTCAGTTTTAGTGTCAAACCAATCACGTCCCGCTTCTATAACCGCACTATTTAAAAGCGATGAAGATGAATCTTCTAAGAAGAAGCTTAATAGTCCCGTGCTTGTATTGTAATTAAATTCTTTGTTTGCATTTGGTGTATCTGTAACCGAAGTCATTTCTTCACCGTTATTAAATAGTTGCGTTACATAGCCCGAAGAATAAAGATAATATAAGTCAGTTGTACCGGAGGAAGTCCAATCGCTAGGTATAACCCTTCTTAAGTTATAATTATTAATATTTGGTTCTATGTATTGTAAGTCTGTGTTTGTGTCACAATAAGTTGCTTCGTATGTACTCACGCTAAATGTGTCCTATTCTTTAAATCTTTAAAATTAATTGGTGTTGGTTCTTCCATTTCGTTTATAATATTAATCAAGGCAATTAGATCATTAAAGTAAATTTCTGGATTCTTGCAAAGCGTATTAAGGTCTATGTCTTTAGCTTTTTCTTTTATAACGTGGATAGAATCGCCTAGTGTCATAAGTATTCTTTTACTGTGTCTATGTACTTTTCTTCTGTGCCTTTGCCTTGTTCGGTGTTATAATACTTCTTCCAATATTTAGCACGTCCTTCTAATGTGTTTGGCATCTTCATTGGAACTCGCCAATACTTTAAACGACAATGCACAATCGCTGCTGATATATTTTTTTCAAGTATATCCGCCCACAATCTTTCATCGTTGTTTTGCCAATGCTTTAAATCGACTAGACTTACTATAGCACATTCGCCCATTAACGACTTGCGATGCTTTAAGTAATGCTGAAGATTATCAACTGCCGATAACGGTTCTATCTGCCAGAAACTTCTTGCCGGTCCATCGCCTAACTGTCGCAAATACTTATACTTGGATTCAACTAAACCCGTTTCGTGGATTAAAGTAATTGCAGCTTCTGTTGCAAATTTGTCGCCCATCCCTTCACAAGTGGACTGAATAAGCGACTTCATTTGTGTTGGACTGATCACTTCCAAGCAATCTTTAAGAGTGAACTCAATACATCGAGAACTTCCTTCATTATCTGCTTCCGTTCTTCGTTGTCAAGTTTTCCATCATCTTCGTAAGCTTCTTGCAAAGCCTTAAAGACTTCTTTTATTTCATCAATCAACTTCTTGTATCTTAAACCCATAAAAGTCGCTCCACTAGCAACCATAATACCGGCTAAATAAAACAAGTTTGACCAACTAAACCAATCACTCATATTACCTCCTAAATAGGTATGCAATAAAACCACCAAATACGACACTTAATACCGATCCTATCCCTTGTATTGTTGCCATTCCACCTTCTAGCTTTCTTACTCGTCCATTCTGCATTTGTACTGATAGCTTAGTGTCTCTGGCTTCTTTATGGATTGACTGCATCGTTGATTCAATACGAGCCAATCTATCTACAAGGTCTAAACGATATTCATCGATTTGTGGTTTATTCACTTTTTAGATTCTTTCTTGTCTTCTTTTTTTTCTTCTTCTTTTTTAGCTGCGGCCTCGTAACCTTGAATTAAAAAATTGACTTCTGCAATTCTCATATTCAATTGTTCACTTTCCGCTTTTAGCTGTTCTAGTCGTTTTTGTGGCATAACGCCTCCCTTTGTTTTTATTCTGAATCTGCTTCTAATTTATCCGCCCAAGCTTCTTTAACTGCATCTGTCCAAAGCGTGTCTGCCATTCCTTTTATTTCATCACTCTCTGAAGATACATCCATATCTGGTGTTAAAACTCTGCGTTTATATGAATAAGATAACGCATTACCATCTTCTACAATCGCAATTTTTTCCCGTTCTTGAATATGTTTGTATTCAGTTCTTACTTCGTAATCGTATGTTATTACTTTTTCTAAAGCCATTTTTTACTCCTGTTTGTTTTATTTGTTCCATTCTAATTATCCAATTAGACTTAAATTATGCTGCTATATATGATATGCAAATTTGACCTTCAAAAGTACCATCTACATTATCAGCTTGTAAATATGATTCGTCAGCATTACCTGTATTATGAACTTGTATAGTTATAAAATTATTACCACTCGTAATAATCGGAGTTATTTGTGTAGCTATTGAAGTAGAGCCATATCTATTAAAAGTAATTGAACCAACAGACAATTCAGCACTATCATCTAAATCTGCACAAGTAAAAGGCATACTTATTTTTAAAGTACCCGCACCACTTCCACTATCAGTTTCAAATTTACCCGACACAGTAACCATTCTGCCGATTTTTGTATATACAAGTTTTTGATTAGCTGCATCCAATACCCAACTTCCACTATCTGTCCCAGTAATTGCAGTAGTGTGTAATCCTTCTTCATAGTCATCAAGGAGTTCGCTTGACATTGTAGTTCCATCTGAAGTCGCTGAAAAGTCAATTCCTTTTCCGCTAGTAGCAATTTTAATATTTCCATCAAATTTTGCATCACTTGCAACGTGCAACATCTCTGCCGGACTATTTGTACCAATACCTACTTTATTATTTGCCGCATCAACAAATATCATATTAGCATTGCCAGTTGATTCTACTCTGAAGTCAAGGTCAACCCCGCCTTCGTTAAAAACAGTTTCAGTTGGTAAAATATCAAATCGAGCAAGTAAAGACCCGGCAGACATTGTGTTTATGGCAACTCTACCATCTTCAGAGCCATCAGTAATATCTTTAATCTGTGAAATATATTCAGCATAAACAACATCTTGAGAGTTGTTATTGCGACCCGCAGACACTATTTTACCTAATTGGTCATTATTTGCCGGACTGCTAGAATTTCGATACATTCTTAAATTTGGTCCAACATTAGCATCTGCATCAGTTGATGTCAAGGTAAGATTGTTTCCGTTGCCACTTGCGTTTATTACCATATGGTTATCCGGAAGTGTAACTAAGCCATTTTCATCTATTGTTATAAATTTAGTATTGACTGCTCCAAGAGTTGAAGCTTTACCAATCGTTAATTTATCTTCAGAGTCATCAAGACCTATGTGAAAGTCTAACGCATTCCCATCAAAAATAATCTTTGCATCTTCAGCACCACCATCGCCAACAGTTAAAGTTGGCGTAGTTCCATTAAGCAACATACCACCACTTGCAGTGACAGCACCGGCAACTTGAAGCGTAGTAGCCATATCAACTGCACCATCAATGTCAACTGCATCTAAATTAGTTGTGCCATTAATATCAGCGTTACCTTCTATATCTAAACTTGCCCCGTCAATTTCACCGGTTACTGTAATTGAATCAACAAAAGCATCTTTCCAACGTACTCCTGTTGTTCCAAGATCAACATCACTATCAGATTGTGGACCAAAGATATTATCAGCCAAATACACTTGCTCTGTATTGTTAGCATAAAAATGTATTTCATTTACATCTTCAAAATCTATCTTGGTTTCATTATCTTCTCCAATTTTAATATCTGCTGCCAATAATGAAGTGATTCCTGTTTGTGCTGCATCTACTGCAAAGTCAATATTGTCATTCGTTGTATCGTAAGTAACTGTAATACCGCTTTCGCTATTACTACTTAACATATTTGTCCCAACAGTATCACGAATAAATGTTGCTAAAGCTGTTCCATCAACTGTAATCGCATCAGCTTCTAAAGTGCCATCAATATCAGCGTTGCCACTTATGTCAAGCGTAGCAGCATCTAACTCACCAGATATGGTAATATTAGTACCGCCTGTCATTGCCCCATCCATTGCAACCGCACCATTAATATCAATAGTTGTTGCTGTTAATTCTATTTCTGTGTCAGAAACTAGATCAAGTACACCATCTGCTGATTGATGTATGTATGTTCCTGTGTCACCAAACTCTAATCGGTTGGTGCTTGTCATCATTAAAGCATCTGTTGCTATAGTGAATCCAAAAGTTGTTCCGTTATCCCCGTCTTTTAAACTAACGTGTGTTGTTGTGTTACCGCCACCATCTCTGTCAACGTGTAAAAGTTGCTCGTATGATGAAGCGATAGTTTGTGCGCCTAAAGCTGCCATTTTAAAATCTCCTTAAATTTAAACAATGTTTTCCCACTTGCGTTCTTCTAAATCCCAAGTGTCATTAATACTTTTCCATAAATCACGAACTAATCGTGCAACTTGGTTAGGTATTGTTAATACTGATAATCCTAGCTTTAACATTAACCTACGTACGCTATACACGCACCCGAGGCTAAAGTAAACCCTGTATATCTTCCATAAATCGTCATTCCTTGTGGGAATGTTTCACCATCAATTGCAGAGCCACCATCGGCATCAATCAATGTACCCGTTCCTGTATCGTCTGGAAATAACTGTTCTGTTTCTGCTACAAGTCCCCCGCTTCCAGAAGCGAAAACTGTATCTTCAGTAAACTGAATCGCAACAAATACTCCAGAACCCGCACTACAAGTCACGGCTGTTGTGCCGTTTACAAATATTGCTCCGGCTTGTCCCATCGCTAAATTTTGTGCTTCTACTACTGCATATTCTCTTATTGACATATTGTTTCTCCTTTAATGCCTTGCCGAGCGGTCAATCTCATAGGCATTTTGGTTATAATTATTTTTTAGCCTTTTTAGCTTTTACTTCAACTTTAATCTTTACACCATTTTCATCACATTCTTCAAATCTATCTTCTAGTGATTTAATGTCGTGTACTATTTTGTTAAATTTTACAACTACACCACTTGCTTTTTTAAAAAATTTGTTCATTCTATTTTCTCCTTTATAACGGGCGGTGATTAAACCGCCCATTACGTTAATCAGTTAAGTTAAGAAACGTCACTTAAGATGTAAACACCATAAGAATCTTTTACTTCAACTTGTCCCCAGAATCCTGTTGCAACGTATTTAGTCATACGTTCGGATTCTTCTCTTTGTGTTCTAATGCGGAATAAACCTTCTGCACCTACACCAAGACCAATTGCACCTTTACTGAATGCAAAACCGGCTGCATCCCCGCCAGATCCCACATCTTCATCGATTTGGTCCGACCAGTAAATATTAAATCCTGCAATGGACCCTACAAATCCAGTTTGAAATGCTTCTTCGCCTTTTCCACCCATCATTCCAATTGGACGTGCAGTTGCTGTATCAGTTGTTGATGAACCCGCAGTATCTAATGCTGTATTATGTAGCAAAGATATAATCCCTTTTGATCCCCAAATTTGGGCTGGACTTAAAACTAAAGAATAAGGCATTGGCGCCCCGGCACTTTTCATTTGTCGCATTGCACCAAATATATGAGAAAGAGCCAAAGAAGTACCCGCTCCACATTCAGTCTGTGAAAAGGTCTTTCCAAGTTCTACAAGATCGTCATCTAATTTAGCAGAAACGGCATTTCCTAAAGCCGGTCCGCTTTGTCCTTCGACATCATCGCCCGAACCCATTAATACTAAATCACTAACTTGTGATTCAATTACGTGTTCTGAGATAGTTGCCGTTCTTGCTGCTGTTGTAATCGCTACCGCAGTAGTTGCAGTTGCTTGTGTCGCAGCACTTACATTCGCTGATGTAAGTTTTGTCCAATCTGAAAATTGAACGTGATTTGACCCTCTTGCGGCCTGTTTTACGGTAACAAGTGGATACATCACATTAACGTGATTAAATGCTATTACAGCATCTCCAATTGTTCTTCCGAGTCCACCGGCAGCAGTTGTGGTATTAGTTAAAGCCATTTGCTTAAACTCCTTTTATTGTATTAAAGATTTTAGTCTTCATACGCTTTCTTCATCGTTCCCGGTCCAAAACCGCTAAACGTCCCGATACTATTTGGCTTCTTTCCTTTTTGTACTTGCTCCCCACGCTCCTCGTGAATGTCAAGATAAGTGTCGTAATTGACTTTAGAGCCTTTGTAAGTACATTCAATGTCTTCTCCGCCATTTATCGTCTTATGTCGAAGGTCATTGTCTGGGTCAAGCTTCTGTTTAAATAAATTAGTCGCCATAACCAATCTTAATGCTTCCATCTGTTTGAGAGTTGTTAGCTTTCTTATATCCATTAGGATCAAGTGAAGCCCACTCTTCAAACGAAGCATAGCCGCCTGTTTCTGTTGGTTTAGAGTTATCAACGGAAGCCGGTGAAGGCATCGTATTGACTTTTTTAACGTGGACTTCCAACTTTTCTAGTGGTAGTCCTTCATAAGTAGCACGATCTTCTTCTTGTAGTTCAGCAAGTAATGATTCTCGCTTCTTTACATTGTATTCGTCAAACGCATTTGCTTTAGTCTGTGCAACTTCAAGCTTCGCAGTCATATCAGTCATAATCTTCTCGTATTCGCCTTTTGACTCCATATCTTTCAGCTTAGTTGTCTCGGCTTGTTCTTTCGCATTCCTACGAAATGAATCTAGCTCCACCTTTAACGTGTTTTTTTCGTCTACAATCTCACTAAATCGTGCGTAAGGAACATTGTTGACGGGCTGCTTTTCTTCACTTGCAGTATCAGCGGTGTCCTGTTTTACGTCTTGGACTTCGACTTGTTGTTCACTCATTTTAACCTCTTGTTTGAGTTAGTTAATTCTTTTATCGGTTCAAATCGTATTCCATTATCATTTTCATATGGAAAATTATGATCAAATTCATTACTTGCTATTGCAATTGGAATACCATTTGGAAAAGCTTTGCAAGTACCATATTCTTTATCATTAAAATTTTTACATTCTGTACAAATACTAATCATTTACAGTAACTATCTTTTTAGTATCAAATACAATAATTTGATCTCCACCGGTTCTTACAAGCCAATCATCGTATGATTCATTTAATTTTCTTGGCATTTTTACAATTACAGAATCATATCCTTCTTTTTTTGCTAAATTTGTATAAAAAGTCCCTCTTTTTCCTTCATACCCTAACCCTCTTGCTTCTATAAATTTTTCTGTCCATTTTTTAGGAAAACCACTACCAGAATTAATAATTAAAGGATTTTTTACATTTACTTTAACATTTAATACTGATTGTTTGCTTTTTCCTTTAGACCAATCTCGCATCATTGTAAGCCTTGCCCATTCAGTCGCTTGTTCCGATTGATAGCTTAAATAAACACCATCGCCCCACATTCTTCCATTCTTATTTGATTTTAATGAAAAACCTCTATTTGAAATACTTTTTTTTCTAATTTCTGTCGTTCCGTGAAACAATGTAGTCTTTACTTTACTTGCCTTTGCAAATTTTTCTGCTTTTTTTAAAGACATTAATGGATTCCACTTAACATTTATTTTCTTATCTCTAATCAATGGTTTATCAAGGTTCTCGCCTTTATAATCCTCTGGTACTAATTGACATCTGCAATTTGTTTGGCATATACTAAAACCAGAAGCCGGAAGTCCTATTGTCTCAAAGAACTCATACGTCCCTGTTTCTCTGTGTCTTTCTTCACAGTCAACGCATACCTTACCATCACCAACTGAAATCCATTGAAAGCTTTTTACACCGGCTTTTTTATACTTACTATTTACAGAGTCTTTAGAGTTTAACTCTACACCATTCTTAACTGTATTCTTTAATTTGTTTTTGAACGAACCAAATAACTGTCCGCTAGAATTAAGATCGTTTAACAATGTTTGACGTATTGCTTGGTCTGCCATCCCTTGTGACTTCATCGTTGCAACTAGCTCTTGTATAGACAATGTAGTCTGTGCAGCCGTTGCAGTTAATTGGTTTGATATAGTCGCTTGAAGATTAGGCACGTCTTATTTGTCTTTCGATTTCTAATTCAACCATCTTCATAATATCTTTTTC